GAGGCACACTTACTAGAAGAGTTTATCAAACACTGGAGAAAGGCATCCTATGATATCATTACTGGTTGGAATGTAGATTCGTTTGATATCACATATCTCTGTAATCGTATTGATAGATTGTTTGGAGAAGACCAACACAAAAGATTATCACCTTGGAATATGTCTGATTTTAGAGAGTTCACTTCCTATGGATATCAGAAGAATCAGAAATACACTTTGTATGGAATCAATGTTATTGATTACATGGAGTTGTATCAGAAGAGAACTTTCGTCAATCAAGAATCATATTCATTGAATCACATTTCCCATGTTGAATTGGGTAAAGCAAAACTAGATTACTCGGAACATGGTTCACTACATGGACTTTACAAGAATGATTATTCTAAGTACCTTGCATATAATGTGCAGGATGTTGTTCTCGTAGAAGACTTAGAAGAAAAACTTGGACTACTAGAATTGACTATGACGATGTCATATGATGCCAAGTGTAATTACTCTGATACTTTTGGAATGGTAAAATACTGGGAAACTATTATATACAACTTCCTTAAGAAACAAAACATCCAAACACCACCACAAAAATTAAAACAAACCAAGACACATTCTATTGTCGGTGCATATGTCAAAGAACCTATTGTAGGGAAACATGATTGGGTAATGTCATTTGACTTAAACTCACTCTATCCACATTTAATCATGCAGTTCAACATATCACCCGAGACAATAATCAAAGGTGGTCAGAGAATGGATGTAACCATTCAGAATATGCTTGATGGTGAATCAGACTTATCCCAACTTAAGAAGTCCAACAGAACAGTTGCACCTAATGGAGTAATGTTCAAACGTGACAAACAAGGATTCCTTCCCGAACTCATGGAAACATTTTATGATGAACGTAAGATGTGGAAGAAGAAGATGATTGAGTATCAGATTGAAAAGGAATCATGTAAAGAACCTAAACGAAAAAAAGAATTAGAGAGTCTCATCAAACGTGCATACAATAATCAACAGGTAAGAAAGATTGCACTTAACTCTGCATATGGGGCTCTTGCAAATCAATACTTTGCATTCTTTGACCCAAACCTTGCAGAAGCAATTACCATGTCGGGTCAGTTAGTTATTAAGGTTGCAGAGAAAACAATAAACAATTGGATGAACAATGTCCTTAAAACAGAAGACGAAGATTATGTAATTGCAATGGATACCGACTCAGTTTACATTACTTTTGATAAACTAGTGTCACAAGTGTTTCCCGAAAATACGGATAAGGACAAAATTATCAACTTTCTTGACACTATAGGAAGGGAGAAAGTAGAGGGCATATTATCCAAAGGGTATGATGAACTTGCAGATTATACTAATGCATTCCAACAGAAGATGGAAATGGGACGTGAGGTAATTGCAGATAGAGGTATTTGGACTGCAAAGAAAAGATACATTCTAAATGTATTTGACTCTGAAGGTGTTAGGTTTGAAGAACCTAAATTGAAAATGATGGGTATTGAAACTGCAAAATCATCTACACCCGAATGGGTCAGAGGCAGACTTACAGATGCATTCAAAGTTGTTATGAATGGAACTGAACAAGAACTATGGGATTTCGTAGAGACTGCACGAAAGGATTTTAGAAACCTTCCAGTTGAGAAGATGAGTTCACCGAGAGGTTGTAATAACCTTGAACAATATTCAGACCCAACATCTATTTACTCTAAGGGAACACCCATACACGTAAGAGGTGCTTTACTTTACAACCACCAACTTAAGAAACTAAACATAGATAAACGATACGAGAACATCCGAAGTGGAAACAAAATTCTCTTTACCTATCTCAAACTACCCAACAAGATGAATGAGAATGTAATATCATACTCAAATGTTCTACCAAAAGAGTTTGACTTACAGAATTATATTGATTACGACAAACAGTTTGATAAATCATTCATAGAACCATTAAATGCAGTTATCAGCAAAATTGGTTGGAATGTTGAACCAGTGGCATCCTTAGATTCCTTTTTCGGATAAATATGACTATGTATCAGTATAAAGTATCAGTAGTGAAAGTAGTAGACGGCGACACCCTTGATGTAGACATCGATTTAGGTTTTGGTATGTCTTACAAAAAACAAAGAGTTCGTATGATGGGAATTGATACGCCAGAATCTAGAACTAGAGATAAGGTAGAAAAACTCTTTGGTAAAGCATCTAAAAAACACTTAAAGAAACTATTAGAAAGTGCAGAGTCTATTTCTCTTATTTCACATGATAAGGGTAAGTTCGGAAGAATCCTTGGTGAAATCTATATTCATAACGATGATGCTGAACTCAATGTTAATCAGAAAATGATTGATGATTGTCATGCAGTTCCTTACACTGGAGAAAATAAAGACTTAGTCGAACAACAACACATGGATAACAGAAAGGTCGTTATGGAGACTGGATATGTGACCCAAGAACAAATAGATAAAGTATCATGATGACTTTGGATGCATTAGACTGCTTTTACATACTCTCAATAGTTTTTGGATTTACATTTATCATGTTCATGGAAGTGCAAATCAAACAAATCAAAACTATGATGGAAGAACATATTAAGTTTGACTGCATAGAAGACCACAAAAAAAACTAAAAAACCCTATTTACAAAACCTTAACCTATGTGTATAATAGATGTATACATTAGGAGAAGTGTTATGTCATTTTTAAAAGATTTAGTAAAGGCATCGGGAAACGAATATGCAAATATAGTTTCTGATGGTGTTGCTGCAGGAGATGTAGATTCGTTTATTGATACGGGTTCTCATATCTTCAATGCATTATTAAGTGGTTCACTATATGGTGGACTTCCCTCAAACAAGATTACAGCAATTGCAGGTGAATCTGCAACAGGTAAAACATTCTTTGCACTAGGTATGGTAAAACAATTCCTAGAAGATAACAAAGATGCAGCCGTAATCTACTTTGAATCTGAATCTGCAATATCGAAAGATATGATTGAATCAAGAGGAATAGACTCATCAAGAGTTGTTATTGTTCCTGTTGTTACAGTGCAAGAGTTCAGAAATCAAGCAATCAGTATACTGGATAAGTATGCAGAGACCCCAAAGGATAAACGTCCACCTATGATGTTCTGTTTAGATTCACTTGGTATGTTATCAACAACCAAAGAAATCGAAGACACTGCAGAAGGTAAAGAGACCAAAGATATGACTCGTGCTCAAATCACCAAAGGTGCATTTAGAGTATTGACGTTAAAACTAGGTCGAGTTGGAGTCCCGATGATTGTAACGAATCACACTTATGATGTGATTGGTTCTATGTTCCCTCAAAAAGAAATGGGTGGTGGAAGTGGTCTCAAATATGCAGCCTCTTCAATCGTCTATCTCTCTAAGAGAAAAGAAAAAGAAGGTACAGAAATCGTTGGTAATATCATTCACTGTAAAAATGCAAAGTCAAGATTGACTGTAGAAAATAGAGTGGTTGATGTTAGATTATCATACGATAAAGGATTGGACAGGTACTATGGTCTATTAGACATGGCACTTGCATTTGGAGTATTTGAGAAATCATCTACAAGAGTTAAACTACCAAACGGTAAAACTGAATTTGGTAAGACAATTAATAACAATCCCGAAAAATACTTTACACCCGATGTAATGGAAAGATTAGAGACACATGCACAGGAATACTTTAAATATGGAACAGAGAATAGAACAGACAATACTGAAGAATCTGATTCAGAGTGATACTTTTTCACGGAAGGTGCTTCCTTTTCTTAAAGGAGAGTATTTCACCGAGAATGATGAGAGAACTGTATTTCAAGAAGTATATTCATACTTTGAAAAATACACCAAAACCCCAACTGTAGAAGCACTTCTCATTAACCTAGACAATAACACATCGTTAAACGAGAGTGTATTGAAAGGGTCAAAATCTATAGTAAACAGTTTTGGAACTAAGACAGAGGAAACCCCTCAAGATTGGTTGGTTGACGAATGTGAACAATGGTGCAAAGATAGAGCAATCTATATTGCAGTCATGGATTCCATTGAAGTCATAGATAAAACCTCTCAGCGTTCAACAGGTGAGATACCCGAACTTTTAAAGGATGCACTTTCGGTGTCTTTTGACACCAATATAGGACACGACTTCATTGAAAATTCAGATGATAGATTTGAGTTCTACCACACGGAAGAAGAGAAACTCCCGTTTGACCTAGAATATTTCAACAAGATTACCAAAGGTGGTTTACCCAATAAGACATTAAACATATGTCTTGCAGGAACTGGTGTTGGTAAGTCATTGTTTATGTGTCATTGTGCTTCTGCAAATCTTATGATGAACAAGAATGTATTATACATTACACTTGAAATGTCAGAGGAAAGAATTG